ACCCTCCAGTTATTTAAAATATTACTTGGTTTTTCCCATTTACCACTTTCATCGTGAACAAGTAGTTTTAGTTTTTCACCATCATAAGAGTTGTCTCCTGTGTTTTTCCAGTCAATAGTTGTATCTAATCCCTCTATCTGTTCTTGATCCTCTTCATACATATTTTTTTTAGTAATCTTTGAGGCTGGTACACGATAAGCTAATTCTGTTTTAGGCTTATCCATACCATCTTGCACTGGCTTAAAAAAGAAAGGGTAATTGTTAGATATAGGAACTACTTTATCAGTAAACATTTTTTTTGCATCAGCTCCTGTTTTAGATAAAATACCTATTCTAGAATCTTTAGATATTGTAGCTATATTAGCACATTCCTCACTACCCATATATGAAAATCCAGAACGTCTAATTTTTAAATAGCATATACCAAAGCTTCTTTTATCTGCTTTACAAGCTTCCCAATAAATATAAAAAATTCTATTTGCTTCCCTAAAATCTGGTAATCCAATATCAATCTTAGTCCACTGCAAATACATATAATGAGAACCAGTAATATATGTAGGCTTACCGTTATTCATAAACCAAAAACCTTCATCTCTCTTGTCAAACTCTGACTCAATATATTCTACCCACTGATTTTTAAAATTAGGCGAGGTTTGATTCCATTGAAATATTGTTGGTATTTTTTTAAGTAAAGAAGGGACTTCAAATGACTCCCAATATTGTTCTGATTTAGTTTCAGATCTTTTGTGTATTTTTTTTGGTCTTTCAGGCAAGGCAATTGCTAAACCATTTATAGAAATAACATCTGATATTTTTCCAGTTTTAGATATTACAACAACATTATATTTTTCATTGTACCCGTACTCCCAGTTTTTAGCTTTGTTTTTATTTGTAACAATACTTTTTGGTATGTAGTTTGGTAACTTTACATATAAGCTATTTTGATCTTCTTTCTGCAAATCCTTGAGACGTATTATTATTTGGTTTACTCACTCCTTCTATTAAATTTTTTTCCTCCTCTATTCTAGTTAGTATTTCAAAAGCATCAAATATTGCTAACTTTTTTGTAGCTGCTGCATTTTTTAATTTATCAGCGGCTAATTCATCATCTTCTCCATATTTTATAATATGCTCTTCAGCAACCTTAATAAGTTGCATAACAGCTTTTTCACCAGCTTTTATTATTTGTAACTTTATTTCTTTAACATCCATATTATAAAACCATAGTTATATTGTTGGTAAACATTCTATATAGCTTTTCTTCTTCTACAATAAAAGGATATTCACTTTCAGGCTGAAAACAAATAGTATCACCCTCCTTTAATCCCTTTTCTAATAGCTCAGAATTTATATATTTTATAATACCAGTTAATGGTTCTTCAGTATTAGAACCTTTAATATAAGAATCTTTTTTTAATATTGGCTTTATCATTACATATTTAGAATGACATTTCCATTTATCATTATGCTTAAACATAAAAAACTGATCCTCTTCTATAAAAAACAAATCGTCTTTAAAAAAACTTTTACCGCTTTTTTGACGACCTTTTATATCATTATAAAATTTAAAAACATTATGGTGAACCAGTAAAATATCACCTGGAATAATTTCTCCTGTATAATTAATCGGAGTACTGACAACTTTTGCAAACCTATTGGAAACGGTATGATCTTCTTTGGAGGAACTCATTATTAAGTTCACATCCTCTATCTTTTTTATATTATCATACCTTCTTCCATTGTAAGGTTTTACAATGAAATAAAAAGGTGACTTCATTAGAAATTTATATTATATTCGATTGAAATAGGAATATTAGAATTAAATTCTTTCCACAAAAAAACTTCATTAGATTTTTCAATCCAAATTTTGTAAGAGTTAACGTTTACTTCTTTTTGAATTAAATGAATTTTATAATTTCCCCCAAGAACTTCCTGTCCAGCTATATAATGCATAGCACTAGACTTATAGTCTGCTCCTATAGAAATTTTTCTAATATCCATTTAATTAAAATGTAGAATCTAATTTTAATTTTCTGTAAGTAATATTTATGTAAAGAGTACCATCTCCAGTTGTAGCATTTCCACCTGATAAAGTTATAGGTGTGTCAGCAGCTAATATGCCACTAACAGGTTGTATTTTATACACTACATCTGATGTTGAATTTAATATCGATTGTGGTATTGTACCAGCAACATAAGATCCTATTTTTAAACTAGCATCCGAAGAAAAATCAAAAACAGTAGTGTTAAAATCCATAAACACAGAAACATTTGTAATGTCATATGTATATCCTTCACCAGGGGAGGCTATAATTGTATATGGAGTTGATAAAACTTGCAAGTTAGCTGGTGAAATTGCAACACTAACTTTTACTGTATCTACTCCTAAGTAAGATTGTAAGTTACTTATAGAACAGTTTTTTGTTGCATTGTCATTTTCAGCATCAGTCAATATAAAATAGTCAGCACCGTCTGGAGTTATTATTGGATATGATGATGTGTTGCTAATTCTTGCCATAAATATTGTTTTTATTCTATAACCTCTGCTGTTTCAGCTGGTTGATTTTCTTTTACTTCTCCAGTTGCTAAATCAATAACAGAATTAGCTCCATACTTTTCTGACAACTCTTTTTCAACAGACGAAAACTTTCCTCTTATTGTATCCAAGTCTTTCGTATATAAAACTTGTTGATAAACTGAATCAGCTAACTTTAGTTTTACTTGAGTAAATTCTTGATTAAGAGCTTGTAAATTCTGTAACTCTTCTGGTGTTAAATTTTTTGACATTTTAGATTATTTTAGATTAAATTTATATACAAATATAATAAATATTATTTATTCATCGTCAACAACTTCTTCTTCTTCCGCTGGTTCTTCCGTTTCTGGTTCTGTTTCTGGAGGAGTAGGAGGAGTAGGTGGAGGAGTAGGTGGTTGTGGATTCATCCAGGTAAAATATAAGTCTTCATTTACTGGTGTAATTTGAGATTGTATGTTTGCAGCTATACTTGCTTGCATTGACGGAACGTCTAAAGACCCTTCTAACCAACCAATAACTACGTTCTCAAAAGCCTCAGTATCCTCATAAGGAGTAAAAGGCTCACCTGCTACATATGTGTAACTTTGAGTTCCAATATTAGTTGACGAGTAAGTTTTACCCCCAGACTCTTCAGAACCTGTGTACCTGTAATGGACTGTGTAAATTACATTGTCTTGTCCATCTGACTGAATGTGAGCGTTCATTTGTGGGATGTCCCATTTGTAAATAATTGCCATTGATTTTTTTTTAAATTAATTTATTTGTACAAATATACAAATTTTAAGTTTATGTTATGGTGGACTACATATATCTAAATTAGTAACCACTCCGTTTAAATTAGAGAATGTTAAATAGCTTAATCCTAAGTTTATATATCTATCTGCTGTAGTCGTTGTGCCTGCTGAATTAGTGTATACTGTATCTCCTACTTGTGGATATGCCGCGCTACCATTGTGCCAGTAATTTGTATTTGCTGATTGATCACATATAAACTTAATTCCCATTTGTCCAGAAGAACCTGAGAATTGCGTTACTGTTGTACAGTCTTTATCGTAACCGTACCAATCTGAAAATCTATATGGATAAGCTATAGGCATAATTTAAATTTTAAGGACAAGAACAACCAGTAGAAGTTATTACCCCAGATGAATTAACTGTAATAATTGGACAGTCTGTACAATTATTAAAGAACGTTCCTTGACTCCATATCCAATAATCATTAGTTTGTGAAGCACCTGTCCAGGCTGTATATGATCCATTTACATAATCATATAAAACATCATTTGTTGTTAAACCTGTAATAGGGTTTCTTGTTGTGTAAACAGTAACATTTGGGGTAGAAGGATAAGTAGCTTCTGTTAGAGTAATTTGGTAATAAGATCTATCAACTGGATTAGGTGTACAGTCATCGTTTACTGTAGGGTATGAATTACCAGAACCGTGAGAGTTTCCACCATTTATCATATCATACATAGATATTGGTCCAGTTATAGTTCCTGAACCCCAAGTGCCATATAACGCTTCTTGCGCTATAGACTCCATAGATAATGCTCCTGACGTTGGTACTGCCATTATTTAATTTGTTTTTTAAGTTCTTCTATTTCCGCTTTTAATTCTTTTATAGCTTCTAAAAGTATAGGTGTAATACCTTGATACCTTAAAGATAGTTTACCATCCTCATTTTCTCGAACAAGCTCTGGTACTACCTTTTGTACATCTTGAGCTATAAACCCTATATCTTCTTTTATATCTAATATACTATCACTTTCTTTCCAGTCAAATGTTACACCTTGAAGTTTTTCTACTTTATCTAAAGCGCTTTCAATTGGTTTTATATTCTCTTTATATCTTTCATCAGAAGGCGCGCCATATGCTATTACATCTCCTTTCACTGTTAAGTCTCCCCCACCTGTAGTACTTGTATCAAGTGTCATATAAGTAACCTCTGATGTACCAGCAGCATCATTACTCCATCTAAAATTATAACCCTCTCCAGTTGTTACCTTAAATTGACCAGATTTATTACCTGTTGTATTTGGTTTAAAATGTAAAACAGCAGGTCCTGCTGTACTTGATTCAATTATAACGTGAGCGTTAACAGCAGAAAATCTTGCAATTGCACCACTCGAAGTCCCGTCTCTAACATCTAATAAATATGATGGAGTACTTCCTCCAATTCCAACGTTACCTGAGCTGTCTATACGCAAATGATCACCTCCATTTGTTCTAAGAACCATTTCATTGCTTGTGTGATAATATCTTAAATAACCTACATTGACACTATCTGGGTCTCCAAAAGCTATATATTGATAAGAAGTATTAGGACTAAATAATTGCAATCCAATATTTCCACTACCTTCAATAGTCACATCGTCGTGATTTGAGTTTGGATTATAAGTACCTGCGCTACCTGTTTCTATATGTAATTTAGATTGCGGTGATTGAGTTCCAATACCTAAATCACTATTAGCAAAATAAGCACTACCACCACCTCCATTTACAACAAAATCAGTTGACCCAACTCTAAATTGTTCTTGTGGAATTAATATAGTAGAGCTTGCAACTCCAGGATCGGATGCATTTGTCATATTATTAACCCAAGAACCCACTGAACATTCAGCTACATAAAAGCCACCGTTACCACTGTAGGCAGGTACATTAACATATAACGCGTAACTTGTTGCTGCTGTGCCTGCTGCATTTCCTACCCATTTTACACCGCCGCCGCCCAAAGAACCACTTGGTCCAGTAGTATAAAAACTACTATCAGCAGCAAAACCATTTCCATCAGTACTACTACCATTAGATGTTTTAAATCTTATGTATACCTCGAAATTTTGGCTTATAGTTGCGTTATAACCATTGTTACTTACAATTTTTATAAAGATACTTTGTCCACCCTGGTTAGCTGTAAACGTACCAATTTTTTTCCAAGAAGCGCTACCGCTTGTTGCGGCTAAAGTATGTACTTGAGTTCCAGTTGTAGCACCTGTTTGAGTTTTAACAATTTGACCATCTGCTCTAACGCCTAATAAATATGTTACATCACCCACTTGATTATTAGTGTCGTAAGCATTAAGTGTTACCTCTCCGCCAGAAGCAATAGTCATTTTAGTTGCGTTTGCTGATGTAGAAAAAAATCTTAATGAACCAGCAGCTCCATTATCAAAATCTATTCTTGGGGAAGTTTGGTCTAACTGAATATCATCTGTTGCTCTTATTTTACCAGTGACATCCAATGCTTGTGATGGAGATACTGTTCCGCCTATTGCAACTTTTCCACTACGCGCAATTAAAGTGGTAGTGGCAGTTCCGCCTTTCATTGTCTGTATAGTAAGCGAACCATCTTCATCGCCGTCTGTTACATCTTCAGCTTTTGCAGTCAATATTACATACCTTGTATCTTGATTTGCATCATTAAATCCATTGAAATCTTGAAGACCAATCTCATCACCGTCTGCTGGGGCAATATTATGTTTAAGTCTTAACCAAGGTCTTGCACTTGATGCAGCACTAAAAATCATTTCAGCATCTCCCTCTTGAACATTTAGTCTACCACTATATGGACCGTAAGATCCAATAACTACAGATCCAGGGATTATAGCGTTAGAACTTCCATATTCTGATATATTTGTTAAAGTAACATCGCTGGTTAATCCTGATGGGTCAGTAGTTGTTATTTCCATATCCCACCCAGTAGTAGGTATACTGTCTTGATAAATACTATCCGCATCTATAACAATACTTGTGTAGTAATCCCAAAAAGTAGTAGTAGAACCTAATATTATATAAAAAATATTTGTAGTACTATTATAACATAGTCTAACCTCATCTATATCAAATGGTGGATTACCTGTAAGTATAGCCCCACCTATTTGTTGCCAGCCTCTATTAACACCAATTCTAAGGTAACCTGACACTGTTAAATCCCAAGACTCGTCATATTGCCACCCTGAAATTTTAAATTTACCCATAGCACCAGTAGTCATTGCTGGAGTTTCTATTACAAGCTTACCAGTCGCTGTACTTCCCCCAGACGTAAATGAAGCAATGTTTATATTTCTTCTTAACTGTGTATCTGGCGAACTACTTACTATGTTTTTGATCTTTACAGCACCACCGCTTACTCCTAATTTAGCATTATTGGTAGTATCACCAATACCAACATTACCTCTTGAGAAATATGAATTACCAGCAAATTTCAATGTTAAATTTGCAGCTACACCAGTTATAGGATAAAACTCTAAATCAGATGCTCCTTCAGTATATCTTATTCTACCGTGATTAGTAGTACCGTTTTGTTGAAAATCTATATCGTAATTTACAGCATTATCTGCTGATAACATTAAAAGTGTTTTACTACCCCCAAGAGCTGAGCTACCTATTATTACAGAACCATCTCCTTGAATACTCATTTTTTCACTAACTCCACCACCGCCTGTTCCAGAGCTTTTAAACAATATTTTAGCTGTTACGTTTGTTGCGTCCGCATTTGCTGTTAAAACTAAATCATTACCATCGTTTGCAAAAGTTGCTTTTTGTAAACCTGAATCAGCACTTGATATTACACCTTGCACTTCAAACTTGTAGTCAGGAGAAGTTGTTCCAATACCTACATTACCTGTATTATTTATAACAAAATCAGCAGTACCACTATTAACTCCTGTACCTGTTGAATTTGTAACTGGATTTGTACCAGCGTCAACAGATCTGATAATTGCAAACTTGTTATTATCTAAAGCATTGGTTATTAAAAACTGCCTCGCGCTACCTGTCATATTAGAAGTAGAGCTTAATAATATTTGTCCATAATCACCATACCAAGTCGTACCATCAGAATAATTATTTTTACCTGCAACCACTAACTTGTTTTCAAAATTAGTAGTGTTACTCCCTACATTTCTACTTCCGATTGAAGCGCTTGATAATACATCTAACATATAATTAGAACTTGTACCTCCAAGAATTAATTGGTTGTCTACTACAACACCGCCATCAGCCACTGATAACTCAGGTGTAGTACCTACATATAATTTTCTATTTTGTGAATAATCTATTCTTGATGCCATATTATATTAATCTTACAAATTTAAACACTACATTACTTGCTGATGTATATGTTTTGTTACACATAATTTCAAGCCTTAATTCATTCCCCTCGGCACTCGCTGTTTCTCTTGTTCTTAAATATATAATACCTTGGTTAGACGCGTGACCGTTTCGATGCAACACTATTTCAGATTCAGTACCTTGCCCAGTGTCGTTTGTACTCCCAGCGTGCCAGCTCATAACTCCAGAATATTTTACATCATACTGTGTCCCCCCTACCGCAAAATCATTAACAACTGCTTGTACTGTATAAGTTCCAGTATCTGTTATAACATCATCTCCTTTCATAACTTCAGAATATGTTCCAGCTGTAGAGGTAAATGCGTAAGTAGTTGTAAA